TCATTTCCTGCTTGCCGGCGATCTGGGCCAGCATGGCGAGGCGCTCCATGGGCATGCCCTTGCCGCCGACGTTCACGCTGGTCTGCCACATCACGCCGAGCGCCCGCGGATCGATCGGCACCCATTGCCCGCGGATACGGTAGACGTTGGGCCTGTCCTGATGCCGCGCCATCATCCTCAACAACCCGGAATACAGCGGCGCCAATCCGGTTTCCGCCAACGTCCGCGCCATCATGTCGAGGCGGTCCTGCGCGGCCGAGGTCTGCGCCGACACGGCCACGGGCGCCGTGCTCTGCAGCTCGTCCACGGTGAGGCCCTGGCTGGCGCGCGTGATGCCTGTCCGGCTCTCCCTGATGGCCTCAAGGGCCTGCATCATGTTGAGCGCGGCCTCGCCGGTATAGGGCTTCACCAGCTCGGTGACGGCGCCCGCCTGGGTGGTGCGGATGATCGACCCGATTGCCGTTTGTCTGGCGTCCGCGAGATTGACTTGCCCGAGGGTAACGACGGTGCGCGGGAACATGCTCTGTGCCAGGCTGTCGAGCGTCGCGCGCATCACCCGGCTTTCCACCCGCTGCAGGTCCATGACCATGTCGGCCTGGCTGTAACCGATCAGCCGCCCGGGCTCCCTGTATGGCGTAAAACATGCCAGCGGGATCTCGTCGCAGCGCTCCCACTGGATCAGCTTGGTGGCGTTGCCGAGCATGTGGACGTGGATGAGTTCCGCTTTATGGTCGTTGTCCGTGTCGCAGCGTATCCAGCCCTCGGCGTAGCGACAGATGCCCATACTGCGGTCACCTGGGGGCGACGGCTTGATATTGTGCCCCTGGGCCGGGTTGCGGGCGATCATCTCGCGGCGCTGCTGTGGCCGCATCATGGTGTCGCAGTAGGCGAGGATCTTGTCCTCTGGCAGTCCCATCTCGATCAGATCGCTGGCGGGCACGTCTCTGACATGAAAGATACCACGAGCGCCATCGACGGTATCGGCGTCGGCCACCACCCAGACGCACTCGGCGGGCACGGCCTCGACCACCGGCCAGTTCTGCTGCGCGGTGCGGGTGATCGTCGCCGCCCACATTTCCGCAGCACCACCCGACTGCAGATACATCGCCCCATCGGGGGTCTTCTGCAGGGTGGAGATTTCCTCGTCCGTCATCGGGCGTCGCACGATGCGCTGCGCCTCGATGCCGGGCTGGGCGAGCAGCATCTGCAACTGCGGCTGCAGCAGCCCCTCACAGACATCCGTCCGGACCTGCTCGCGCTTACCCCAATACCAGCGGGCCCACCCGGCCTTCCTGGTCAGGGCATCCAACAAGACATCGTGCAGCACCTGCCAGCCGTGGTTGGCGGTCATCAGCGCCCAGCGCGCGTAGTCGGTCGCCTGGCGCGCCAGCGTCGTCGCCAGCTGATCGTTGCCGGTGATCTCAGACGAAATCGGCTCAAACGACACCGGGTCTTCGACGCCGGTGAACACGCGCAGGAGCGAGGGCAGCGTGCTGCGGATGGTATCGCGCACCACCGTGAGCACGATTTGCGAGCGCCCCGGCGTTTCGTCCCCCAATGGGCGCCCATCGTAGTATTGGCTGGCGGTGATCCGCTCGCGCGACAGATAGGCATCGTAATTCATCGCCACACGAAAGTAGTACTGCGCCACGGCCTCTATCTCGCGATCGTCCTTTCCCAGTCGCTCGAATACGATCTCCTGCAGCCAGGGCACCCCTACCGGCTTGACTGTCGGGCGCAATCCGGCCGCGTAGCGCCGCAGGTTTGGCGGCAGCCCCTGATCCGGATCGTCCGGCACATCGGCGCGCGGCTGCGGCACCAGGTAGGCCAGCATTTGCTCACTACCAAGGCTCAACCCCTGAGGCTGCATTCCGCTGGGAACAAGATTGGGCAGCGGCGGCAGGGGTGGAATAATCCCTTGGGGCATGCCCATGGGAGACAGCAGGCCGCCGGGTCGTGCGATCAGTCCGCTCATGACTTGGCCTTTTTCAGCTTCTCGACGGCCTGCTCAATGACGGTCATACGGCGCCGCAGATCAAATGCGCCGGTCTTCGTCTCCAGGAAGATCCGGCCCACTTCCTCAACGATGTTATCGGCCACCGCCTGGGCGACCTCGTTGACGATGCGCCGCACCCACTTCTGCATGATCGCCAGGTGGCGGGGGTCATCATCGGGTGGTGGCCACTGCGGAAGGCTGCTCACTACATGGTCCCTTCTGCGCCGCCGCCGCCGCCCTCGCTGGCGCCATCGCTCAGCAGTCCTGTGGGTGCGGGCGCATTCGCCGCCTGCTTGGCCTGTGCCGCCTGGATCATCGCCAGGATGTCGGCCAGGCCGGGAAGCTGCGGCGCGGCCTGCGTCGGTGGCGGTGCCTGTCGCCCCCACATATCGTAGCCGGATGCCCCTGGCGTGATCGCCCCGGGTGCGGCTTGTGGCGGAGCCTGGGCCAAACCGGGCCCCACGTTCAGCGACGGCACGGTGGGTGCGGGTGCTGCGGCCTGCGGCTGCGGCTGTCCCGTGACGACGTGCCCCCACTTGTCATACGCGGTGGGCGCGGCCTCCTGGGGCGCCTGGGGCGCCGGGATCGGGCCATATCCCTGTGGTGCCCACCCCATCCCGACGATGGCGTTGTAGAGGTCGCCCTGCGTCGCTGTCGGCCCACCGGTCGGCACGCCCAGCAACCCCGATGGCACCATGGTCCCGCTCATGGCCTCATACCTCCACCTCGGCACCTAGTTCCATGCGCATGCCCACCTTGTCGTAGATCCCGCCGCTCATCCCCGAGCCCACCCCCAACCCCTGCTGACAGAACGTCAGGTTGAGCGCGTCGGCATAATCGCAGCTCGGCAATCCCCTAGCGCGCATGCTGTTCTTGTCCTCCACCTTCAACCGGCCATCGCTGAGAAACGCATAGCGCGGCGCCACCAGGTCATCGCGCAGCCGCTCATGGCGCGGCAGCCGAACCGCCCGCGACGACAGCCACTCCTTGCACCGCACCCACAGCTCATCGCGCAGCCGGCTATAGCGCCCTGTCGTTGATGGGCTCTCGGATACATTGACGCCCAGGATCGGCAGGTTCTGTTCATTGAGCCGGTCAACGACGCCCGCCCCAATCCCGATCACGTCTATGCAGATCAACACCGGCTTCTGGATCTGGGCGTCCCATTCCGCCTTGATCGCCCCGGCCAGCATCATGGTATCCAGCTGGTGGAAGCTGCGCGGCATCTCAGGCACCACGTTGCCGCGCCGCTTGATGAGGACACTGGCATCGGTTCCGAACCGAGCCACATCCACGCCCCAGATCTCGGGAGAGCCGTCCAGTGGGGTGTCCCGCACCATGGCGCCGTCCACCAACTCGGCCGGGATCAGCGTATCCGCATCAGCCAGCGGGAATTCCCCGAGGACTCTGACCCTGTACGCATTGCTGTCCTGGCCATACCGGCCAGCGATCTCGTCGGCAAAGTCCTGCGTCACCCGCGGGCTGTCCTGGTAGCCCACCTTCATGCAGAACCAGCGGTCCCGCTCCAGCATGAACGCCTTCCAGAAAAACCCTGATGACCGTGTCGGATTACCGATCAGCAGCGTGATCGCCCCCGCACTGCTCATGCTCCCACTCGCCGCCTCGAACACCTGCTCGGGCACACCGGACGCCTCGTCCACCACCAGCAGGATGTTGTCCGAGTGCAGGCCCGCCAGCGCCTCCGGGGTCTCGGGCCTGCTGGTCCTCGCCGTAATAAAACACTCCGGGTTGCTCTTCAGCGTGATGTGGTCGGAGGTCACGTGCCACAGCTCGCGCCACGCCCCCGGCAACCGGTCCAGCCATTTGATCACCTCGGGATACAGCGCATCGAATAACTGCGGGCTGCTCGGCGCCGTCATCGCCAGCTTGAACGGGGCGCGGGTGTTGGAGAACCACACCGCCACCCACGCCGCCAGCGCGGTCTTGCCGGGCCCGTGGCAGCTGCGCACCGCAATCCGGGTGTGCCCCCTCGCCAGCGCCCGTAGCACCTTCATCTGCCAGTCGTCCGGTTCAGCGAGGAGTACCTCTCTGACGAATGCGATCGGCGCCCTCGCATACCGCGCCAGGCTCACCTCATACGGATTGGGCGCGCGGGCAATCGCCTCCGCCCAACTTGGTGGCATCCGCTCCGCATAGTCGGGGGCAGCGGTTTCACTCATCGGCATGCAGTTCAGATGGCAGCGGCGGCAGCGTGCGGGCGTTGGCCGACAGGGGCTTCGGCTGCGCCCGTGCCAGCACCACCCGGCCTGGAGGCGGCTCCGGCAGCCCACGGGAGCCTCCCCGCGGCCCCAGCTTCAGCGTCTCCACCTCAGAGCGGACGCTGTATTTACTGCGCCCCAGATGGCGGCCAATGCCGGTGCAGCCCACGCCGTTCTCCCAGAGTTGCCGCAACAGCGTGCGCTCCTCGTCCGTCCAGGGAACGGAGATGACGTGCTTCATGTTCGCCCTGGCTGGCATGGCGGCGCTCCGCTGTGCTATGCTGAGTTCCGCGATAAGTCCGAGAACTTCAGCGCCCCGTATCTCCCGTGTGAGTGCGGGGCTTTCTTTTGGTGGCCATCCCTGTCATCTGCTGACGTGAGCGGCGCAAAGACTATGCGAATGCGGGGCGTCATTGAGGACTTAGCGCTACCGGCGAGGTATTGGCGGCTTCGGCTGGCCCTCTACTCGCGCACCGGGAATCGTCCTCCCGCTCACCTCAATTGTGGCAACTGGCACCTGACTGGGGGTAGCTATCGGAAAGGGGCATTTTGAAGAGTAGGATGTCGTCGCAGCCTAAGCAGAACCGACACCGCCTCGCAGATCGGCCGGGGAAAGGCCGGGGCGCCGAACCGGCGAGCACGCCGGGTGCCGAGATTGATCCCTCGGCTGGCTGGACCATCGATCCGCCGCCGAAGCACGCCCATCACAGCTTCCACTGGGCGTATCGCGAGAAGGACAGCAAGTGGCTGGTCTTCGAGGCGCGGGACGGCGTGCTGTGGCATTCCTTGGGACAGTCGTTGAACTCTGCAACGCTCTACCACCACGGTTGGCGCTACGTCGGCCCAGCCATCCCACCGAAGAGAGGCTAGCCATGCGATGGCTAATGAACCTCTGGCGGCAGCGACAACGATCGATCGACCTCGCGATCCTGTGGCCGGTCTGCAAGGAGCAGGCAAACGACCTAGACCACGCAAAGATGGCGTTCGCCATGCACGCATTCCACGATCCTGCTTGGCTCCCGCTAGGAGACGATGAGATCAGACGCCAGATCGACGCGTTGTCGTGAGGGGCATTTTGAAGAGCTACTGCTTCGTCAGGCACGCCGACAGCAACCGGTTGAGCACGTCGGCGGTGTGCCGCGCACGGGCATCGACAAACCACGCCAGAAAGCCCAGCGCCATCACGTTGCACAGCACCAGAGCCAGGAACTGGGGGCCGAGCCCGTGAGCGACCTGCCCGCCAAGCTTGATCGCCGCCTGCACGACCGTGGTGTGGCCGCCCCCGTTGCCGTTCGGAGGTGCCTCGACCATCAGGCCACGTAACGCCCCTGGTCATCCCATTGCTGCCAGCCAGGCGTCGACGGGGTCAGGATAGCGACGGCCACCGCCTCGCCCAGCGTCATCGGGTCGCCGCCACCATACGTCGGGCACGGATTGTCGAATGCGAGGTAGTGGTCGCCGTTCTTCCATAGCCACAGCCTGGTCGGTTCCTCGCTCATCACGCACGCCGCTGACGCACCAGCCCCAACCCCAGCAGGCCGACGCCCAGCAGCGCCAGCGTGGCAGGCTCTGGCACCTCCGCAGGCGATGCTGAGAACGTCCCCGACACGGAGCTCGTGAAGCTGCCGATGCTGGTGCCAACGATCTGGAATGCCGGCGTGATATTTGCGAAAGCCAATCCCACCGCCGATGGCTGGAACAGATCGGTGATGATGTCGGATGTCAGCGTCAGGCTGTCCGGTGGGGCACCCACGGCGAGCGCACCGCCCGCGCCGCTGCCGAACGTCACGTCCGAGAACACGCCCGAGAGGTAGTTGGTGCCGGTGCCGCCAATGGAACTCGTGATGCTGAACGTGCCGCTGAACTTCTGCGCGCTGCCGCCGAGGATCGGCACAGCCGCACCATCCGATGCCGCGCTGAGGTCGAAGAACGCATTGACCGGCGAGCCGTTCTCGATCTGGGTGATGGAGATGGGGGCGTCGATCGCGGTGAGCGTGGTGGCGTCCTGCGCGCCGTTCTCAGTGGCGGTGATCGGCGTCCCGGACGTTTGGCCGAACGACAAGATGACCGTGGCATGCGCCGGCGCGTGGAAGAACATGGCCCCAGCCACAATCGTGGTAATGCGCAGTGCGTGTTTCATGACGTGAAGCCCCTGTGTTTTATGTTAT